ATAAACAAGCAAAACTAAGAGGTATTGCTCATCTTGATTGGGCTACCTTTATATATGCTTATAACCCTTACTTAATTTATCACATGAAATTTCGTGATGAAGAAATTAATGCTATAGGTGAACCAAATCAAGAAATGTTTAACCTGTTAGATGATGTTGCCAATAAGGTTATATCTGGTAATAAGGCTAAGGTAATGGTACGTACGTTTGCATCTAATAATGGTGACTTAATTAAACTAATCATTAATAAAGACTTACGTTGTGGTGTAACTGCTACTACGTTCAATAAGGTTCACCCCAAGTCTATTGCACAGTTTAAAGTACAATTAGCTAAGGAAGCACCATTAGATAGTTTAAAGTATCCTTTATTAGTTCAACTGAAATATGATGGTGTGCGTATAATAGCTGTTAACACTGGTGGTAAAGTTAAGTTTTATACTCGTAATGGTAAAGATGTAGCTCTACCAGAGTTAAGACGAGTTATTGAAGCTATACCAGCTGTTAACTATGTATTAGATGGTGAACTTACTTTAGCTAAAGGTAAACAAGATGAGCGCACTAAGATTTCAGGTATGGTAAACTCAGCTATGCATGGCGGACGTATAAGTGAAGAGCATGTTGTATATAATTGCTTCGACTTTATGTCTCTATCACATTGGGAAGAAACAAGCTGCCCTGATATATATGAAGTGCGATATTCATTGGTAAGGGAAGTACTAGCACAGACAGATAGTACAATGGTACGGTTAGCACACACCTATGAAGCACATAGCCCAGAAGGTGTTACTGAGATATATGAGAGTATAATTGCATCTGGGTTTGAGGGTCTTATTCTAAAGAGAGCAGACCACTTGTATACTTTTAAACGGTCTAAAGATTGGGTTAAAGTTAAAGAGATTATAACCAGTGAACTTAAGTGTATTAATATCATGGCGGGTGAAGGTAAATACCAAGGTATGATAGGTGCACTGAAGTGTCAAGGTACTGTTGATGGCAAAGAAGTAACAGTTAAAGTTGGTTCAGGTCTAACAGACTTACAACGTGGACTACCAGAGTCTGAATTTATATTCAGACAGATAGAAGTTAAACACAACGGAGTAATAAAAGATAGTCGTACTGGTGAGTACAGTCTATTTTTGCCTCGCTTTGTTATGGTTAGGTTCGATAAGTGATTTCTGACGATTTTAGGCTTCATGAGGTCTTGTTTAAGACATTTTAATTGAGTCTAGATATGATTAATAAGGCCTAATTTAGTCGTCTTAGAATGGACCACAGGAGCCCAGGATTTGGAGGCTCCTAAGTCCTTGATTTATAAGGAGTTTTTATGATAAAAAGTAAGGTAATGTTATGGAGTACTCCTGAAGGTACTAATGTATTTAAACAGCAGTGGGGAAACTAAAATGAAAGAACAAGATATACAAGCTAAGATACAAAAATATATTAAAGCTAGAGGAGGTTACGTTGTTAAAACTATCACATCTAATCGTGCTGGTATTCCTGATTTATTGTGTTGTATTAGTGGCAAATTTATTGGTATAGAAGTTAAGATGCCAGGTGCGAATGCATCACCACTACAATTAGCTAATGGTACAATGATTGAAGCTGCTGGAGGTTTATTTTTAGTGGCGACTAGTGCAGCTGAGGTTAGAGACTTCTTGGATGCTTACTTATGAAATTATCTTATATAGTGCTATTTAGTATACTTATACTATTATTTCACTGTAGTCAACCTGAGGAGCATCCATCGAAGCCCCTCAAGCATGACCCACTGAATAAAGCTATTTACTCTGGTATGAGCACATTTCAAGGCTAGGGTCATAGATATACCCTTCGCCATGCTCTTTAATACATTGAGCAGTACGTTCGGCGTTAGGGTCTTCTACTACAGGTGTAACACCCTCTTTAACAAACTCTTCGCCTTTAGCTGCAGCATCAAGTCTGCCTTGTGCTTCATCACTTTTACCAAAGTAACTGCCTGCAAGTAACATCTTTTCATTTTCCATCTTGTTAGTCCTCGTCATCGAAATTAGTGAAGTTTTTAGCCTTAATCTTATCTGTTTCCATTTTAGCATTCTTTTCTTTCTGTCTTGCAATACGCCAAGAAGGAAAACTACCAAATAAGATTGCTTCTACACCAGTAGATATTTCAATGCTATTTAGTTCAAAGTATAAACCAAAACCAAATGCAATAGCAGTTAGTACAGGTGTGAATAAACTCTTAATAATAGCATCACCAGCATAAGCTAATTTAACTAAAGCATCTACCCAAGGGATAGTCTTAGTATTAATAAGCGCCATTATAACTTTGTTTGTTAGCTCTAAAGACTTAAACGCATACTCTGTTTTCTTGTCTTTATCTTCAATCATTTTACCACCAAGACCAAGAAGACTCGGTAGTGCAGTTGCTAATAATGATAACATTAGTGATTACCTCCGTTATGTGTTACATAATCAAATACTACTTTACCTACCCAAAGAATTGCACCAGTTAATACAGTGACAATAGTACCTATAACTGACTGCTGTGCTTTTTCCCAACGTTTCTGCCTACGCTCATCTTTTTCCATCTGTAATTGTACAAATTTATGGTGTGTATCATGCACAGCTGCAGGTATCGTGTCCGGTGGTGAACCTAGTGCTTTTGTTAGAACTTCTTCTAATTCTTCTTTACTTACCCCAGTCATAGTACTTCCTCAAAATGTGCTAAATCATCAAATGTTTGGTCAAGAAAGTCCTTATCCATATCCCAGTCTCCACCCCAACGTAAGTTAACTCCTAGTTCTTTTGCCTTAGTATCAATAACACCAGCTAAGTAGTAGAAATGTGCAATTTTATGCATCTTAACTAAATCACTATCAGAATCTTGTGGCCAACCGGAAGGATATGGTAATACATCAACCCCTCTAGAAGGAACTTCATTATGGGTAGAATCAGGCCATTGTTTAGTAGAGAAACCATCTGCAAATGCTTTATTCTGCAGAGCTTTTACTCTATGGCCGTAAATAACCGAGAAGTCTATTTCTTTTATTACTGCATTCATAACACGCTGTATACCAGTAGTACACGTAGCGAGATTAGCTGCAGACCTTGTACTAAATGAACTCATTTAAATATTAAAACCTCTTCACCAATTGATAAACCATCAAAGCCCTGGTTCTTTAAGACTTCTTGTAATTTACTATCATCTCTATATAAACGCATATCAAAGTCTTCAACTCCTAATGCATCTTTTATATTTTGCTCAGTAGCTATACGACTAGGCAAGAAACGCTCTTTTATAACCTTGCCACCAGTGATACGAGACCGAGCACGAATTGCACTCTTACTTGTACTCCAGTATTGACCTTTACCCAATGGTCCATCTTTTGCTTTAGTCATAGAACCTGGTACACCTGTTCGATACAAAGGCACTTTAGGATAAGTTTCTTTATACCCAAACTTTGCATACTCAATAGCTAACTGTCTAATTTTAGCTTGTAATGCATGGTCCTGGGGTAACTCACGTAATATAGTTGCCATTGTTTTAGAGTTACCAGGATTCTCCATAAGCTTAGCTACATTTGTAGTCAGAGCAGTAGTGTTGCCTATTTTACCGGGTATCAACCGTTTAACATAGTTAAATAAGTTACTAGCTATCTCATACTTCAGACGAATAACAGGGTCTGTAGTCAAATAACTTTGGAACCGTGGAGCAGCAACTTGACCAGTAGCTCGTGAAAGTTCTACATCATTTTTAAATACTTTAGCCATAGCATTTACTGCTCGCTTCAATTCTCTTGCTTTAGGTGTTGTAAAACCTACATGTGCAAGCTCATCTGCCAAGTTAGTAAAGTGTGTAGCTTGTGTCCCACTCTCTACACCTATCGTATGTTTCTTAGCTAATGCATCAAACACTGCACCTTCTGCATGTGCTCTAGCTCTAGGTGGTAGCTTACCTAATACAGACATGAATGTGCCGTCAATAGAAGTTATCTTATTCTTAAGAGCAGCTACAACTTTAGTAGAACTTATACCTTTACTTGTTAACGCTTTAAAGAGTATATTTTCTTTTAGTTTAAACATCTTAGAATATTCTATATTAGCTTGCTTCCAGGCCTTATTCCATGATGCACCCATAACAGGGTTATTCTTAGCTACTTTACTTATCTCTGCATCAATTGATTTTAGTACACTACCAATAGCCTCAAAATCTTTCTTATTAACTATCTTAGTACGAGACTTGAACTCATTTACAGTTTTACGTAATTCAAGTAAGGCTTCAAATGACCGTAATTGATTTGGTGTTTCTGTTACTTTAGCTGCAGATTTAACTACTGTTTCTTTAGCTCCACCTCTTGCAAAAGGACGCTGGATAGTTTTAGTAGTTTCTTTAGCTTTTTGTACATTACCTAAGTCACGTACACGATTCATGTACAGCTCAAATCTATCTCTTACTGCAGGATTAGTTAAACTTGCATGAATCTTGTCCATAAGAGGGTCTAAAGCTAATTTATCATAATTGAAGCGATAGTTAGTATCAACCATAGAATCTGCAGCTATTTCTTTAACACCAGTATAATAGTCTTTAACAGATGATACATACTTATTAAGTTCATCATTCATTACAGAACCGATATTATCGTTAGTCATTCTACCTGTATTGAATAATAAGTCTTTAGCACGCACGCTAATACTTCTTGCTATTGCTGCACTTGAAGAAGGATTTAAACCAGCAGCAGTACGTATAATATGCTCTCCACCAGGTTCAGTCTGAGGTATAATACTTAGTGCTCTCTTAGCTTGAGAGCCTTCTGCTTTAAGTCCTGTAGCTTTTTCCCATTCTACAATTATCTCATCTACCTGGTCATCAGTTAGATGCATTAAATCTTTAAGTGCTTTATACGCACCTTCTTTATTACCAGCTACAAAAAAGTCATAACCTCTACCAAGACCTTTTATAAGTTTAAAACCACCTGCTATAAGTGGAGCACCAACAATTTCAGTAGTAGTAGCAAATATACCAGCATCTTTCATACGTGCCATTACGAATTTAGCATCAAGTTGTTCTTTAACTCTTATAGAATTATGGAGCAAATCTAATGAACGACCTATACTTGCACCACCTCCACCTGCAATAGCTGCTGCTCCAACTTTCATTGCAGACTTAGTAAACCAGCCGAACTTACCAAAACCTGGTGTTTGAGTTAACGTATTAACAGCTTTATAAGCTAAGATACTAGCACTGGCTCCACCGATTATTTCCATTTCAGCTGCAGCTATATCGTATAAAATACTTTCATCTATCTTAACTGACCCAGCTTCAGTAACTTCCATTAAATCACCTGCTTCATCAACTTCAATATTTCTACCCATCTTACGTAATGTGTTAGCTACAGCATAACTTAAGTCCATACGTTGACGGTTAAACTTTTGCATGCCAGCTTTATCTTCACTGACATAAGAAACTAAGCCTTTTAATATAGGCATTTGTAACACTTGTACATTTCTTGCCATTGCAGTTAAATGAGATAAGTCTTCATCCTTTACATCAACTGTTTCAGTGACATCATTTAAGATAGGTGGACGGTAACGACCTATAGCTTCATCTGGAGTCTCAAATAAGTCATTAACTAATTCTTCAGAGTAACCTAATTGATTAACCATGATTATTTTAAGGTTATCTTCATCTAAGTTTTCTAGTGCTTTAGATACACCTGGAGCTAATCCATCTAATAATACGCTACGTGCATCATACGGCTCCATACCTTTTTCATCAATCAACCTTTGTTCAATAGTGCTTACATGCTGACCTTCTTCTAATGCAGAAGTAACAAAACGTTTTTCAGCATACTGAGCTAAAGTATCAGCTTCAGTATCACCTGAACCTACTATTAAGGTCTTAGGTTCTTTACCAGGTTCTTCGATACCTACAGTACTGATACCAATCTTACCTGTCATTACATCGCTCGGAGCGTTTAGGTCTTCCATTATTTTTTACCTTTCTTCTTTTTAGTCATTTGATGTACAGCTGCACCACCTGCCGCACCAGCAGCAATAGCCGCAGCATCTTGCATAGCTTTACTTTTCTTCTTTTTAGTTGCTTGTTTACCTTTACCAAGACCCTTTTTAACAAAGTCAGTACTTTGCATCTTAGAAGACTTATTAGGTGCTTTCTTTGCTGTAGCTTGTCCTTTTTGTTTACTACGTAAAGTTTTCAATTCATCTGCTGTATTTTGATTTAATTCATCATACGCACCAGGGTTACTTTTCTGTAAATCTTTTTTAGTACCTATACCTACTTTATTTAAACGTTTCTGTTTAGGTCCTTGCTTACGCTTAAGAGCTTGAACTTCAGCATCAGTTTTACCTTCTTTAGATGCTTTGTTTTGTAGTGCTTTATTAGGTTTAGTCTTACGAGTAGCTTGTTTCTTAGCTCCACCAAGTCCAGCATCTCGCATACTATTAGCTTTAACTTTAGCTGCAGCTTTGGCTACATCTAATTGTTTTCCTACTCTATTTATTTGTTCAGCTGTACTTTTAGTTCTACTGGCTTTATGTAAAGTGTTTAATACTGCTTCTAACTCTTTAACAGTTTTAGTAGAAGGGTCTACTACTTCAACTGTTACTTCTTTAATTAATTTTGTTTTTTTAGCAGCTTTCTTAAGGCCAGCACCAATTAGTTTACTTATAGCACCCATTAGTCTACTCCTTCATTTGTATTCTGTGGTAGTTTTAATTGTCCGCTTAATGAACCACCTTGTTGTTGTGGTTGTCCTTGTGCCATTAACGATGCAGCTTCTGCAAATGCAGGGTCTCCACCTAATCTTTCTGCTGTATCAGCTAATATCTTAGCAATATCAGGACTATTTTTAGTCTTCATAGATTTCAGTGATAATGATGCAGCTTGGAAGTAACCTGAAGGATTAACCTGAGATAACAACTGACCTATATTACCTGAAAGTATTGTTTCAAGCATTAGTTGATTCTTCTCATCTTCATCATTATACGCAGTTGTAGCAATTTCAATCTCAACATCTGTGAATGCTAATTCAGTTTCACCTTCTGGAATAGGTGCAAACAATAAGTTACCATCTTCATCTTCCATTACCTCTCCGGAAGCTGGGTCACGTACTTCTTCATAGGCAAACTCATATATAGGTTCACCATCAGGACCGAGTTCACCTGTAGGAATCTGCATAGGTTGATTTACATAAACCCAACGCGAACCAGTAGTTTCATCTGATATGCGTAAAGCTTGTTCAGCTGTATAAAACTGTTTAATTAGATTAGCTACATCTTGACCAAGTAAGCGATAGAATTGTTCTATACGACCTGTGAGGTAACGTAATGCAGTTATAGTAGCATTCTGTTGTAACTTAACCTTACGACCACTATCAGATGCAAATGCCATACCTAAGAAGCTATCATTAATAGATAGTATCTTTTGTATGCGGTCAAATGCTTTATCAATAATAGTATACTGGTCAAGTACTTCACGACTCATATTTTCAATCTTAATACCAGCTAAGTCAGATACTTCAACTACTGATGTAACGCGATTGAATGCTCTAGTAAAATCAGCTATATTATCCACAGCACCAGACTCAACGTAAGCTTTCTGTGTGCTAGCCATTAATTGAATCTTAACTAATGCTTGATTAATAGCATGTTGAGTCTCAATAATCTCACGGAAAATACCATAGTATTCGGTACGGTCTGATGTATGCAACTTCTGTACACGGAATGGTGATTTAACTTCCTTGAAAGTAATCTCCTTCCGGAACAATTCTACCATATTAGACCAGTGTACTGACCATGTACGACCTTCGTCATCAATAAGTACAGAGTGAACTATTAGATAGTTATCAAAAATTTTATAGTAACCAGTGAACTCACCATTGTAAGAATACTCAAACTCAGCACCTTCAATATCAACATGGTTATAGTACGATTCTAACTGGTCAAGTTTTTCTTGTTATAACGACCATCTGAATAGTCATCTTTACGACTCATAGGGTCTAAGATAACTTCATTATCTGGTACAGACTCAATTTCAATTTTATTGATAGGTCTGCCAAATCTATCTCTCTCACCAGTAGGAACTACATTAATATAACTAATGAATAAGCCAGATATAATACCACCTAACTTAATAGTATCACCTTCAGCTGTAAAGTTATTTGTTCTAAAGGTGTACGACATTATATCATTAATAAGTGCAGCAGTGTATATCTCTGCTTCCTTAGTTGGCATAGCAGTAGCTGTATTAACTACAGTAGAATAGTAACCAATAAGCATACGTGCAAATAGTTTAACTACATTGAACGTTTCTTTTGGTTGTCCACGGTTTTCTAGTACAGCTAATTGGTCAGCTGTATACTGTCTGTTATGAAATAAATTCCATACAGTTTCAGCTTCATAACGAGATGCTTCATAGGATTCATAACCTACTTTAAAAGTATCTCTTAATG